AGAGACCAACACCTGACCTGAAAGACCAACAGGCCCAACATACAAACCATCAGCGCCAGACCAAATGATTGCACCTGCGGCGGCTACAATGCTCTTTGCAGTACCGCCATTGCTTAAACCAAGCAGGTTGTCTACTTGGTCATCATTAGAGAGATCAACTGCAGGGTGTTTGTGGTCACTACGAGCAAGAGTGTTTGCTGAGCCTGCAGAGCCGGTTTGAAAACCAAATTCAGGCGCACTTGCGCTGTAGCTAGCCGCAAGGGTGACGTTGCCATTAAGCGCACCACCGCCTGTCAAGCCATTGCCTGCAATAACTTGTGTGCTTGTAGGAACGTAGCCAGAAATTGTGGCAGGAATTGTAGTAGCGGCAGTTACTCGACCATTTGTGTCAATTGTGAAAACTGGAATATTCGTAGCGTTACCATAAACGCCAGAAGTTACGCCAGTTGCATTAAGTTGAGTAGAACCTACACCGCCATTAGCAATGCTCAAGGTCACATTACCCGTCAACTGACCGCCACCTGTCATGCCTGTGCCTGCAATCACTTGCGTGGTTACAGGCACTCCTGCAACGCTGAGCAAATCGCCTACACGAATTTGATAATTATTGCCTTGGTAGACAATCATCATCAAAGAGTTTGCATCAGCAACAGGCGCTACTGGCAGCTGCGTGACTCGTGTTGGTATTAGGTTACTTGGGACATCAGACATTTAAAACTCCAGGTAGCCGTCACCGTCTTCAGTAATGAAGAACTCATCGCCAGCTTCTTGAATTACACCAGCAGGATGAGTATTGATAGGTGTGTCAGGGCGGTTAAACGGAAGGACAATTTGGTCAGGACGGCGTGGTGCAAGACGGTACGGATCGTACTCGTCACGATCTTCTTCACAAACCATTAAGCCTGGGTAATTTGGGTCAGGTGACAACTCAGCAAGTAACATCTTGCGTGAGCACCGGCCGCATATGGCAATGCCATACGTAGCTTGCCCACTAGGGTCTAGGAATACACTCATTTAGTGTAAACCCCGATGCCTGGGTTGATCTGGATGGGCGAACCGTCATTATCTCCGTCCCATGCACGCTGCAAACTCATAGCTGCTTTTTGTTCAAGCACAGCCATAATTTGTGGATCAACTTGAGGCGTCTCTGCAGCAACCTTAGCCGACAAGCCATCAATGATAGCATTAAGCCAACGCTGAGGCACTTCTACGTCTTGCTGCAAGTTTGCTGTGTCCATAATCTGGCGATGCCGCCAAAGAACTAGTTGAGCTTGTTCAGCAGCAGAAAATGGAGCAGGCCACAAGTAAGCTACAGGCCTAATCAAATCGCGCTGAAAGTAATAGCTGCTAGGTCTGCCAGGAAACACTTTGTTGCTCTGATTGACATAGCTATCACGATTTAACTGCCCAAGCGGAATCTCTTGAGGCATGTTGCCAAGGCTCACCACGGTATAGTTAAAAGTAGAAATTGCTGTAATTCTAAAGTATTGATAGGCCAGTGCGCCAGAAATGTCAACCCAAACAATTTCGCCTGCGCTGGCAGTATCTGTGAATGTTCCTACAGTAACCCAAACAGTACCGTTTGTGCTGACTTGAAAAGTCAATGGAGTAGATGCTCCAGACCATTCAATGCCTACAGTATCCACGACAGTTTGAGTTGTAAAGTTTACCGTGTAAGAAGTAGAAGTGGTTGTAGTTGTGCCGGTTACCGGCTGAAGGGTACGATAGTTTAAATTAAGAACTTCAACAGTACCTAAAGGCAGAGTGACAATTGGTTGATTCTCGTACATTGGCAAGACCATCTTTTCAATACACCAACTAGGTGTTTTGATACTAGCCAGCTCTGACAAGAACAAATAAAGAGACTCTAGGGCATAGGTCTGCATCTCAGCAGATATGGCCTGAGCAGGCAGACGACAACGCCTAAAGGCGTGGTCTACCACCTTTAAAGCATTAAATGTCGTTGTGCTTACTGTGCCTGAATATGCCATACTAACCCCGTTTTAGTAGTCAGATGGCAGCTGTCCTAGCACGCCCTATATTGACAAAATTATAATGCAAGACCTGATGGCTTAGCAATTCTTGTTTGACTTAGCCATGCCGCCTTTTTTCATCATTTTGCTGTTAGGCATCATTTTACCATCAGGCATTTTGTGCATGCTGCCGCCTTTGTTCATCATCATTTTTTCACCTGGCAAATTAGGGGCTGTATTCATCTTGGTCTCTCCAGGATTCTTATTGCCCATGACGCCTAAAGTACCGCGGTTCTTAATCATGCCTTGAGGCATAACTTTACCGCCTTTAGCATAACCCTTAGCCATACCACCTGATTTAAAATCAAAATCTTTAACTTTTCCGATTGTCATGATGTTTTTCCTTTAAGTTTACTTTGAGGGCAACCAATTAGCTAAGTAAGTCAGAAAAGACCCAACAGCGCCACCTGCTCCGCCAACCAACATTAACATCTTCCAGCCACCTTTGGCTTCAGACAAGGTTTTGTCAATGGCAGTCAAAGTTGCTTGCATGATCTTCATGCTTTCTAGCATCTTGTCCATATCATCTTGCAAGTGCTTGATGTCAGACGCATGAGTAGCTAGTTCACGAGCTGTTTGAATAGCGTCTTCAGTCACTGTGAATTCCTATTTCAAGCTTCAGCGTAGGTTTTTGTGCATTCAAGCACAATGCTATACATGTCGCCTGCTGATGCATCAGCTGTTGTGAACAAAACATCGCCAGTTTTACCAGCGCCTGCATTGTTAGGAATACCGCCAAAAGACGAAAGGTCCATCAGGTAGTTTGAGTTTTGTGGAATCTGCCATGCAAACTGGTCAGTAGTAGCATCCCAAAGGATGCGGACTTCCATGCCATGCGTAGTTCCATAAATCTTATTCAGCTTAACACCGTTGCAAGCCAAATTAAAAGAATTTGGATTTAGCGTAGAAACGTCAATTTTCAAAACAGCGGTTTCACCCGTGCCGTCTGAAATGTTTGTAAACTTTGCGATGAACAAACGCTCACCGTCAAGGATCGTTTGCGAGGTTACTGCATCTGCCATGTGTATCTCCTGAGCGTTGGTTTAAAAATCCAGGGACAAGCCCTGGATAAATATTAAGCAGTACGTGTGAACACGTAAGCAGTTGCGCTGGAGAACATAAGGGTAAAACGAGCCAAGCCTGTCACACCAGCAGCAACAGTCAAGTCACCAAAGCTGCCTGGAGTATCTGCTGCACCGGTAGACAAGATGCCGTTAACTGCAACAACTATTGTTACTGTGCTTGCGCCTGCGGTATTGTCAATATACAAGTCAAAAATCGTGCCCTTAGCCGCACCTAATGCTGCTCCAAGCAATGTGCCGGTTGGCAAAGTAATTGCTGTTGCGGCAGCAGATGTGGAAGTGATGTAACCAGTTGCTACTTCTGCTGCAGTTGCTGTTGCTGTTGCATTGATTGCAGCAGTAGTAGCATGTGTTATGCGGCCAGTTCCTGCAACATTGCCTGTCACATTGCCTGTAAGTGCACCAATAAATCCATTCGTGGACGTTACTGGGCCGGAGAAGGTAGTAGAAGCCATTTTAAATTCCTCTCATGCGAGTTGGTGGGTATCTGTCTGCATGACGTCAGCTGGGAGCTGTCAGATACGCCGGAAAATCCCAGAAAAAAACCCTGCCAGATTGTGTCTGACAGGGCATTCTACTTACACGCCAGCTGTACCATACAAGCCACGTGGGTCAGTCCAACCCACAGTGTATCGTTCAGTAGCTTTGTAGCGCATAGAGTCAGTCTCGAAGTCACCTTCCATAGACTTCTCCAAGCCACGACGCATTAACAGCTTCAAGCCTTCTGGCGCATCAGTCTGAATCCACCATGCGGTAGAAGAGGTGATACGTGACAAGTTAGCTTGGCCATCAGCCAGCAAGCCCATAGACTTAACTGGGTTGATGTCGTTATCAGCTGTGCCTGTACGCAAAACGCTCTTCAGCAAAACTTCAGCTTGGAACACGTTAGAAGGGCCTGCAACAATCTTCTCAGGTGTCAAACGAATACGCTTGCCGTTGTTGTCAACAGCGTTGCGGATTTGGATGAGCAACTGCTCAAGTGAAGTTTGTGACAAGTTAGCAGCAGTGCTTAGCTGGTTGCTGAATGTGCCGCTAACAATAGGGTGTGCAGTGCTGATCAGCGATACGCCGTCACCACCAACATAAGCACTGTTAAATGCACGGTTCAAAACGTTTGCTGACAGAGTTTCTTTAGTCTCAATCAAAGACTGTGCCAAATGTTTGGCATAGGTTTGACCGATACGAATGTGGTCTCCGTCTTCTACCAAGACTTTGGTCAAGCTGAATGCCAGACCGTAGACTTTGTAGAGGTAACGTTGCAGGAACAACACGCCGCCTGATTGGTAAGTAACAGCCATACCGTCAGGCAGTTCAGGCGCAGCGCCAAAACCATAAAGAACAGGTTCTTCATGGTAGTTGCGAGGAATGCCTTTTTGCTCACGGAAAACCATCTTCCATTCATCTGCACGTTGGTCGTACACACCGTCAAACACTTCGTTGAGGATTGGCTCAACTACGGATCTAAAGTCCGTACTTCGCATAGGGGTAGCCATTTTTTAACCCTCCTTAGATTGAGTTGACGGATGCTTTGTATTGATGTTCGTTGATACGAACAATCGCTACAATATACGCGTCTGTAATTGAATCACCAACTTCATTTCCAAAGCCGGTCAATTGGAATTGACCAGATGTGGCTTCAATGACGCCGATTTGGGTGGTTGACAAACCTGTTGAGGTAGAACCTCCAGGTGAAGCCACGACCCAGTCCATTTCTTCACCAACGGCAGTTTGCATTGTCGTAGTGCCAGGAGTGCCTGGATTAGTGTACTGTGCATTAAACAAGGTTTCAGGGTCATCATATACGTATGCAATGATTTCTGTACCTGTTGTGCCTGAAGGCCAATAAGGCGATATCGTTGGTTTGCCTGAAGAATCGTTATATTGGCAGCCGGCAAAAATGCCAAGCAGCAAAATTCCAGCAACAGTACCTGAACGGGTACCATCAGAGGTGCCGAGTTGCACAGTACCGGCGTCTACCAATTTAACGGGGTCACCGCTAAAAATGTTAGCCGCATAAGTACTGGCGATTGTGTAAGCCTTAGGTCGAATCTGACCACTGTTGTGGAAACTCGCTCTAAAGCCAAATGGTGCGCTAGTCGAAGACATAGGTTGCTCCTAAGTGGATTAAAAGGTTGCGTCAGGAAAGATCGAATTGAGCTTCCCTTTTTTGTCCTATTTCCAGGTTACCATCACCTTGTGTAATCCGCGACTTAGATGAACGCGCCTGCTGCTCAAGAAAATCTGCCGTGTCCGTCAGTTTTTCTTCTTCACGTAAAGGTGCATCGTGATGCGCCTCTTTCATGTATTTCTCATAAAGAGAAATGGGCAGCTTAAAAGCCAACATCTCATTCACCCCAATAAGCCCTGCCCAATCACCGGTTTTAAGGGTTGCGTATTCCCAGCCAGGAACATCTTCTGACTTTACTGGTTCATAGCCCAGTCGAATCCGCATATGGATCGAGTCACGAGGGTTAGTCGTGGTTAGCCAGCACATGTGCCAGCCGGAAAGTTTTGGTAAGTCCGGTAAAGAGGACTGAAAAAACTGCTGACGGAACATTTCAACCCGCTCGTCTTCGGTCACCTCTCGGTTTTGTGTGATTGCACGATCTATCATCGCACGACTCTCACGACCTTCACCTGCGGATTTTTTCAAGCGTTCGTCTGTCATAATACTCGCTCCTTTCAGCGATTGGAATCAATTATAAACTAAAAATCATTATGCCTTATTGGCGCGATCGTACTCAGAATACCGTTTAGCGTACTTCATACGCAAAACAGGGTCATCCCATACTCCGGCGTCAATCAGAGCCTGTTTACGCTCTGGGCTTAAATAAATCTCTTTGCGTGTTGTTGCCGGTGCATGCTCACGGCCTGAACCTACGGCAGGCCCACCACGAGGAGTTCTTTCTTCCTTAGCCTGTTGGCCCTGGTTCTTAAACTTCTCAGGCAAGCGCCTAGCAGTGCGCTTTCGCAATTCGTCCCAGTACTCTTCAGTCTGTGAATTAAACCCGTCTTTGGACAATGATTGGTCAATGGCAATAACGATTGCTGAGTCTTCATCACGGCCTTGTGAGTCATACCATGGGTTTTCAGCCATGAACTCTTTGGCGTAATGCATTGTCATGTCATCAATTTGTTGAGCCTGAGGCTGTGCTTTTTGCTGCGCTGCTTGCTGCTTGGAATACTGAAGCTGTTGAGCTTTTTGCATTGCCTGGTCACGATAGCGCATGGCTTGTGTTACATCAGCGCCATTGCCTGCTTCTACAGCTTTGGCAATGACACGCTCTGCCATTTCAACTTCATTAGCAGCAGAGGCAATTGCTTGGTCGTAACTACTTAAGTCTACTTGGTGCGAGCGTTGTTCTTGGGCAGATACTCTGCGCTCAAGGTCATCATTGCGTTTACGCAAAAAATCCAGTTCGAGTTTGTCACGCTTGATGGCTTGATCTCGTCGGTCTTTGCGCTCAACTTTTTCAAGTCTGCGTCTTTCTCTAATTGCAGCTCGCTCAGGGTCATTGCCGTCACCTTCATCTTCTTCTGTAGCAGAGGACTCAGGCCGCACGTCTTCTTGGTCTTCTTGATCATCTTCATGATCAGTTAAATCTTTTTTATCTTCAACAATAACTATTTCTTCGTTACTGCCTTTTTCGTCATCATCTTCTTTTAGAACTTCAGCCATAACTCATCTCCTTTCAGATGAATGCTCGGATTGCTAAAGGGTCGCCAGTTACCTGCCCAATAATATCCAAGTCGTTGAAAATAACAAACATTGCAGATGCGTCTGTGTTAGGAATCTTTACTTCCCAACGGTCACCACCATACTTAGCTACGCGAACATGTTCGCCTGCTTTGCACCAATCGCCTTCTGGCCACGGCTTCATGTCATTACGGTTCTTAAACGCAAGAGGGCCTAAGGCAATTACTTTGCCAATCTGGGTATTCCACTTTTCTGTTTCATTAGAACCATGTATGTCAATGATGATACCACCAGCTGATTTCTTTTTAGGTGTACGGATCTGGATCAGAACACGGCTTCCGAAAGGCTGAATGCCAGCATCTACTGCTGGGAAAGCCTCCGCCATTGCGTCCTCATAGGTCATTGTCAAAGTTTTTCTCCTCGTCTAAAAGGTTCAACAGTACGTTAATTGCCGACTCATAACCGGCAACCATTCCAACGCGATACCCGTACTCGAAAGTATCGCGAGTCTGAGGACGCTTCAAAGCTTCAACAGCAAATGACTGCTGGTCTAGCTTGAGGCGATTCAAAAGTTGTGACTCAATGTTCATGCAGGCGTCTTAGGCGTTGAAGGAGCTGCTGGCAATGTTTGGCCATTTAGCTTTTCACCTGCTGCAAGACGGTGTTTTTGTTTTACAAATGCACCTGTCATTGGGACTGTGCCTGTTTTTGGTGTATCGCTCATAACTATCTCCTTAAGGGTTTGGGTTAATGCCTGTGCCAGTGCTAAACGCAACCTTCTCGCCTGTTGCCATTTCAGCAGCGGCTAGAAGTTTTGCCGTATCATTGTCAGCCGTGTTAATACGCTCTCTGGTTTCTAACTCAGCAGCTGTGCGTTCATTTTCGGCTTGTTGTTTAAGTTGCTCAGCTTGTGTGCGCTGTCCAAGCTCTTGCTGTTGTGCTTGCAGTTTAGCCGCTTCGAGTTGTTGCTGCGACTGCATCTTCTGCTGCTCAATCTGCAATTTAGCTTGATCAACCTGCATGCGTTGCTGCATTGCTTGACCTTGGACTTGTGCATTGAGCTGCGCAACTTCCATAGTCTTATCAGGCGGCATTGGTGGTTGAGGTTTAAACTTCTGAGCAGCTTCATCGATTTGCGCAAGCTCTTGAGCAAAGCTTCCTAACTGGTTCTCAATAAACTTCTGCACTTCTAAAATAATTTTGACCTGGTCTTCTGCTTCTTCAGGAATCAATTCCTCTGTTTGTGCCTTATCAACAGCGTTATGGGCTTCGACAAGGTAGTAATTGAGCAAGTGGTCACGCAAATGATTAGCCATTGGGTACAAATACGTCTTTACGATGGCAGGGTTTGATCCAAACAAGGGAGACTTCAAGAAAGGAATGTGAGTCATCAAGTGTGCCATGTGATCTTGCGATGGCAACACGTAAAGAGGACGGCCCATTGCGGCAGCAACGTTCTCTGACACAGGGTCCATGTCTTCGCTGCCAGGCAAGGGCTGCAAAACTTCATTTGCAGGCACCTTCATGTTGCGAAGGAACATCTCTTCTACTTTACGCGCATCGTACATCTGCGGCATTGCGGTTGCGCGCTGCATGATGGCTTGAGTTTGCGCAAAACGCTGAGTTTCACTAAAGATTGCAGGGTCGCTGACAGGGATAATGTCCATTGGGCCATCAAAGTCTGATGGATCAATCTCTAAACCTTGCGATTGCGCTTCAATATCCTCGATTGTCAAGTAAGCACTATTGATGCGGTGCAAAATCTTAAAGCAACGAGCCATTGAGCCGTGCAAGCGGCTATGAATCGAGCTAAATACCACCATGCCTTGCTCAATAAGAGCCATGGTCGTACCGACAGGCTGATTAGGATTCTGGTCAGACAGCTTCTCAAACGAAGTTTGCACAACTCCTTTGCCTGCTTCGACCAAGAAACCTAAGAGTTGGAACAACGTAGGGCTTGGTCCGTTGAATGGCAGAGGCATGGCAAGTTTGCGTACATCATCGATCAATGCACCGCCTTCCATCTCTACAACTTCAGTTGGTTGCACGTTTAAGGTCTGGCCGCCTGGCCCGCCTTTAAGCTTAAGCAGCGTAGGCACGTTTTGAATGTGCGCAGAGTCTAGCAAAGCACGCAATGCGCCTGTTGCTGCACCGCTAAGACCGCCAATCATGTGTGTTAGACCAATAGGGTAAGCACCACGCCATGGCACAAACGGGAACTCTACAATCCAGTCAAGCTCAAGTTGACGGTCATCATCAGGTTCCCAGTTACGGTACAAGCTTAAAGCTTTGTCAGTTGACTTGTCAATGCTTAAGATGTATGGCTCAGGCCCATCGCTAAAGTCAAGGTACGTATAGACTTCGTAGATAGTACGCAGACCATCTTCGTTGTAGCTTAAGTCTTTACGGCCTTCAATCTTATCGTTAGCTTGGGTTGACTTGCTAAACTCTGGGTCATCAGGAATGCCTAAGTCAACGTCAAGATACATGCCTGACTTAACGCGCCTGCTGTACTCAAACTTAGTGATGTATTGAACGTGCGTCTTGCGCTCAGCGGTGTAAAAGTTTGTTGCTGCAAATGGCAAGTAAACATCATCGATTGCAATGAACTCTGAGCAAGGCCGTCTATGCAATGGGTTCCACATGAACTTCATGTATTGACCGCCGCCAAGTGGCAGCTGCGTACTAAGCTGTTCTAGCTCACCTCTGAACTCAACCATCTGTTCAGTCGTCTGCCAGTTCATAAACTCGGCTTTACGCTCTGCCTTCTGGATCTTAGACTTATCACGCTCGCCTAAGATCTTGCTCTTGACAGGACCGTTAGGTGGGAACACTTCTTTCATGAAGCGTGCAGAGAAATCTACGCAGGCTTCAACTAGCATCGGGTGCACGACCTTGTTTGCACCTGTAAACTGAGCACCACCAGGTGCATCATCGCCTAAGCCAGTGCGGCGCAAACCTTCTTCGTATTGCTTGTCACGCTTCTCGCGTGCTTCTTTGTCATTGCCGATCTTTTCCATCAAATCATTGATGGCAGTTTTCAGCATGTCTTGATCTACTTCGTCAACTATGTTGGCAAAGTGTGCAAGCTTTGTGGCGTGGTCTATATCATTCTTCTCACGAATAATTGCACCGCCGTCTTCTGTGTCTTCAACTTCGTTGTCAACATCCTCTAGCTGTACGCTCTCGCCTTCAGGCAAATCATCTTGTAGTCTTTTGGTTGCCATTCTTTACCTCACATGTACTGGTTAGCGATTGCATCTACTTGGTCAGGATCGTACGCTGTGACGCTGCCGCCTTGTGCATAATTGACTGAACCGCCTTTAGCATAACCAGTTGGCTCGTCAAAGCTGTTCATGATCTCATCTATTTTGTCAGGGTCATAGACTGACACGCTGCCGCCTTTGGCGTAGCCATCATAACCGCCTGTTCTAGGTATGTAATCATTGATTAAGTCATCAAACTTTTCAGCTTTAACGAATCTTTCACCATTGTAATTTTTACTAAAGTCTTTTTGTACGGAACTTGAATCAGCCGTCATGTGATTTACTTTAATAAATTTCTTTATTGTTGTAGGGTCTTTTGTGTCAACAATGTCGTAAAGCTCAAGGTCTTTAACTTCAGACCATTCGCCTGAGTTAAGGAACTTTACTACTGAGTCAGTGATTTTTGCTCTATATTGTGGGTCACGCTTCTCGTATTCAAGTGCACGCTCGCTGTCAAAATAGTTACCAACAGGTTTGATTTCACCAATGCTAGGTGGACCGCTTACAGATGAAATATAACGGTCATAAGCTTTAGGCATATTGGTTTGCAACCACTCTAATGCTTCTTCTTGCTCACCGTAAAAGTCGTCAGAACCTAAAAAGTTATTAAATTTTCGTCTCTCTGCTGCAGTCATAGATTGCAATAAATCGTCAACGTCTTCCATTATGTCGCCGCTTTGCGGAATGGAAGAGATCTTTGCCTGAGCATGAGGACGACCTTCGGCATCAAGCAATGTTGTGAGTCGGTTATTGCCTGATCCATAAGACTCAGCAAGACTATCACCTTGCGTACACCAACCAGCTTGTTTACCAATAGTTGTGCAAAGCTTCTTTGCTTTCTTGTCAGTTGTTGCAGGAATATCAACCCAAGTCATACCTGGTTCTTTGACAAATGATAGCTGCGCAGTCGGGTCTTGTAGCCTAGGCACAGCCATTAAGTTATCTGACATTCCGGCTAGTTCAGCTTTTGCAGCTTCAGCAGCACGCCATTTATTAACCTTGTCAACCCGCTCCACCATTTGCTTAACAGTCACAGTATCCAGTTGCTTAAGTGTCAAGCGCAAGTTTGCTGGCAAACCAGATGTTGGGTCAAGCATGTTTTGTAGCTCATCGGTCATATGACTAAAACCAAGAGTGTTGTTTAAGTCTACTGGGCTGTCAATTTTATAAATCGGTGTGTCTGGGTCTAATTTTGCAATCCAGGGATTTTTTTCACCCCATACATCAGCAATGCGTCGGTCTAAGGCACGCGCTAATTCAGGATGATCTTTTGTCATTTGAACTGCGTTTTGAAATTCTCGCGCTGGTGTTGATGTGATTTCAGTGTCTGCAAGGTTTTCCCACATCTCGGCTTTGCGAGTGTAAGCTTCCATATCCGCTGGGTATCCAGCCTCATCATGTTTCTTGACAGCAAAACCTTCTTCCGGATAGCCAGCTTTAAGTCTCATAGTTGCTGTGTCTTCAGGCAACCATACGCCATAATCTCCTGCAGGGTTGCCAGGAAAATGTGAGTAACCTTCTTCATGAGCAAGTCGTATTGGGTCGTCAGGCGTGCCCATATCATTGCGAATGTAATTCTGCAATTTGGTGTCAAGCCACTTGTTTATGGCTGCGTTTTTTGGATCTATTTCCGGTTCATAACCGTATAAAGCTGCATTTTCTAATGGTCTATTTGTAGAATCTCTCTTTAATGGGCGTATTGATGCTTGAACACTATCCATTGAGCCAACCGTTGGCTCCCAATTGCCGCCCTTAGGCTTGACAGCATACGACCTTGTAGGCGCAGTTATACTTTTGGCTATATCCCTGGCAACAAAGGGTGCTGTCTGAACTAAGTTAGTACCAACACGCTTAGCATACTTAGCAAGCGGTCCACCCATTGGCCCGACAAGCATTGCAGACTCTGCCGTGTCATCTGGCAGCATAGGAACATTGGCCTTACCAACGTTTGTGATAGGTTCGCCATAACTTAAACGCTCAACTGTTCGTGCAAGTGCAGGAACACCCAAAAACTCCATCGTTCCCTGCATCTGCTGTGTGCGCTGAGGTGCATAGCTTTGCTTAAGGAAATTGGCAATTGAGCCAAGAACTGGTTGTTGTGGTGTGGCTTGTACTGAATCGCCTTCAGCATAATTTGTTCTGACTGAACCGCCATCTGCCCACTTGACCTTGTTAGCCCAGTACGCAGCACTGCTTGGGCCTTTAGCTATGTTAGCTGAGTGCCGTGCCTTAAATGATGCACGCTTTGCAGTCATACGGTCTGACTCACCTTCTTTAGGTTTGCCTGCTGTACTAGCGCCTTGTTGACCAAAACGGATAATCTTCTCCTTGCCATCTACCTTGGTCTTCACAATGTGAGACTTGGTAGGGTGGCCAGGAGTGCGCTTAGGTTGATTAAGCTTTAGACTATCCTTGTCAACAGGCTTGTTCATTTTTTCTTAGCCGCAGCCCGTATGTTGTCGACCATGTTTGGATAAGGTCTGCCTGCAGCTTTGGCCATTGCTTTAGCAGACGACTTGGCTTTGGACGATAGAGGCTTACTCTCACCAAGGCTTTTAGGGCGTGCTTTTTCCCAGACAGGTTTTTTAGGCTGCATACGGATTTACTTTCGGTTTGTTAGAGATGCGAACTTCGTCAATATCTTTTGCTTGAGGGAGTTCAAACCATCTATCATTCTTGAGATAGATAATAGCTTGCGTAAACGTGTCAACATAGTCATCATGCTCCGCTACTGGGAACTTGCCCAGTTGTTTTAGGAAAGGTGCTGCCCAACTGACATGTTGGCCAGGGTTCTTTCCTGATTCAGGT